TCTTTCGACTCGATCAGCAGAAGTCCACCTTTGTAACTTGCTTGTATAGCTGTTGCTTGACTCTCAAAGATGTGATCGTCAGGCAGGGCGCATTCGGTGTCTTTGATATAGTCATACGCTTGTTGATGTAGCCAAGCACGGACGTTGAAGTTCTTTCCGTCCTTAAGCTTCGCACCAGTATGTAGAGCAACTAGGATACTTGAAAAAGGGCCATACATTAGTTGATCTGCGGCGGAGCCGCCAGGCCCATCACGTTCTATTGCTATGATTCTTATAGCCCCAGTTGGCAGGAGGTCTGTGCATATGCGCTCAACTACCCCAGCAAGCTGCACACCGTCCATCTTTTCAAATGTCTTTGGAGCCACACTTATTCGCCCTTTCCTGGCCCAGATAACAATCTCGTCGTTACCTTGGCCCGCTGCATCAATCCCGATAGACCACGGCACGTCATATGCCTGTTGGATAGTGTCTACCTTCCGACCGATAGCCTCTTTCAACGCGTCTGCGTCAATGAAGGTGTTGGCAACAGAGGCATGATAGTTCCGGTTGACCTGACTAGCCAGCGTAGTTGGTAGCAGTTCCCGCTTCTGCTTAACGTACCAGGGCTCCATCTCAGGAGGGTGTTTAGGATTCAGACGCTTTCGTGGGTCATCCTTCCAATCGAAGATGAAAATCTGGTCGTTAGGAAGGAAGTGACGAAGACGGTAAAAGAGGTTGCCTGGGCCGTTAACCGTGGAGACATATATGCGACAGTCCGTGTTAGCACTGAGCGCTGACTCCGCCATGTCTGGGTGTTCCAAGTGAGCAAACTCGTCTACGAAATAAATGCCTGCGCGACCACCTCGACCAATCTCATCCCCAATCTCGCCCTTTATCACAGACTTGTTTGCAGGATTAGGAACCGACATTAGCTTACGGCCTTGCGTATGATTTGCAGGCAAGAACTCGGCTGGAAGATGGTCAATGAATGATCTTATCTTCCAAAAGATGGAGTCAGGATCAGCATCTCCATTATCCACGAGTTCCTTTTTACGAGAGCCAAAGCCGACAACGGCGTGGGGTGAATACAGCCAAATGCAGGCCGCGCAAGCAACACAGAGCCAAGTAAAACCAACCTCACGAGACTTTTCGGCAAGTCCTCGTCGGCCAGTAAGGTACAGGTCTTGTACCCACTCGACATAATCTTCTTGTTTCGGAAACAGCATGAAGGGAGAATACTTCTGTCCCTGCTTCCGAGGGTCATACGTCATGCCCCAGTCATTAATGAAGTCTACCCAGTTCTCAGCGTAGTGGGCCTTCAGGTGTTCTAGGGCTCTTGGATTCTCTCGAAGGCGCGCAAGTGCTTCAGTTCGCATCGCGTACACTTCTGTGTAGTCGGGGGCAGCCCAATCAATCTCGAAGGCACTCATTGCTCAGCAACCTCCTTCTCAGCCTGTTCGATAATTCGGAACATACTTGGCCGGGCAGGGTGACTATGTTTGGATTCGAGCAACGGTTTGTTGCTGGCTTTGTTACGGATAGGTTTCTTGATGACGGAAAGGTATACGTCAAGGGGATCAGCGTCTTCGAACTCTTCCCCTGCCACGGCCCTACCTGCAATATCGGTAGTCAGCGTGATCTCTTTGCGGTCATTAAAGAATAGTACAGCTGGTTCGCCATCTGCTTCTTCCGGGTCGAAGTCCGGTAAGTTCTTAAGCATGAACATCGGGCCGGTCGCTGTTCCTGACCCGATCATCTGCTCGTATTCGTGAGCGATTGCCGTGATACAGCGGCTGAGGCTATAACGCAGCTCAGGTATACGTTGACCCAAGCGAAGGAGTGTGGTTGGACCGGGAAGGCCCACAGCCAGGGCGAGGCCTGTAATCGTTGGACGCAACTCTCTAATGAGGCAGTCCTCAAAGAACTCGTTAGCCCTTTCCTCAAATTCCTGAATAGTCTTGATAGGTATGACTGTGGCAGGACTCTTCAGCCATGTCGGTGCAGCTGCAATTGGTTTTTCCTCTGGCCCCAATTCAATCATGAGCGCATCTGCAAAACGCAGCCATCATAGATTTCATCCAGGCTGCGAACGATAAGTTCACGAGGCACACCTGGCCGCAGGTTCTTGCACACAGTCACCTGCATAGTAACAGGGTATCCTAATGCGGCAAGTAGTTTGGTGTAGAAAGCAAGCTGGTCTGAGGTATCTACCCAGGTTAATTTAACCTCGAAAAGAAGGGCGCAGCCGGAGGATAGGATCACTACCTTATCCGGCTGCGCAAGCTTGCCATCGTACTCGATCCACTCATTTGACCAGAACTCGTGGACGTCTTGGCTGCCGCACCAATCTTCAATCTTCTTTCCAATTCGGTTCTCGTACCTGACACCAAGCGTCTGACCGCCGGTGAGTGTGTCTTTGCCAAAGGGATGCTCCGTACCGCGACGACGGACACACTTAAACCTCCGACCAGCGTGGCGAGACGCAGGTAGAGGTGCAGTGTCTGTCATCACATCACTAAGCACGACGCTCCCCTTGCTTAACTAACATCTCTCGAACAACAGGAGAGTCAGCCATAACTGGGTGAGTCATCTTGTCCTTCAAGTTCGCTTGAATCTGTTGTAGCAACGGAGCGCGTTCGAGTGGCTTTTCTTGTTTAGACATTATTTGATCCGCTTGTGTGTTGTTGCTATAGTGGGAGTATTGCTCATTGCATGGTATATGTCAACCCTAAATCGTGGGCAACATACGAAGGTGTAAAGACGCGATGGGGCCTGACATTCCTCAGCATAATTGCTGCTCGCGTGGCTTGCTATTGAAGGCAGGACACCTTGCTCAAAGAGCATATACGGCAAACCAGGGGGCGACCATCACGTAAACTGGGTCAGTAAGCAGGCAACGATTTTAAAGTCGCCAGTTGAACACGGCAATCGTTCAACTGGCTGCATACTGATTTTTCAAGCTCGCGTAATCGTCTCCTCTCCCCAAGCAACAGATCTAGCTGGGCCTCTAAGGTAAATGTGGTGTCTTCCAGCTTCTGGATTTCAACAGCACTCACTTAAGCATTCTCAGCTTTTTCAGCTTGTGTATAAGCCGACGCTCGAATATCTCGTAGATAGGTTGCATGTCTATCTCTTGAGCGTAAATCTCCTCCCCATTACACATAGTAGTCGTAGTACTGATTAGTGTCTTTTCGCAAGTCTCTGTCACGAAGTCCAGACCGTGCTTAGCGATCTTCTTCATGAGTCTTGCATTCTCTAACATTGACATAGCTATTCCCCTATTTGCCTGTCCACTTGCATTTGAGCCAGCCCTTGAGCCTATCCCAACGATCCATCCAGCGTATGGCGCGCAGTATCTCTCGGCCCGACGAGTTCAATTCCAACACACCATAGACGTTCTTTTTCAACTTACTCATTAATATACTTCCCCTTGGTTATCATTCAATATGCCCCACTGCTCGGCCATTGCAGCCGCTATACCTGGATAAGTCTCGCTCCGGTCCCGCTTCCGTGTGGAAGACTGTCCCATGTTGTGAATCCGTTGCACGACCGCTTCAACGCGATCGGTAGGTCTGAGGAATGGTAGGTTATGTAGCGCAAGTCCGGTCTCTTTACTTTCCCGGTGCCCGAACATAGAAGGTTGAATGTATTGCATCTGCCGCAAGTAGTTGAAGATTATACTCTTGGGATTCTCAAGTGCCACGCGAGGGCTGTACGCTTTTGCGTGATCCCATAGCGCGAGAGTCCACATGACAGCTTCCGCTCTCTCGTGATGGCGAGGCTTGTCCGCACCGTAAGTTCCGTTCCCGCTTACAGCCATTGCAGTGCAATCAGGATGCAGAATTATAAGGTCCCACTCCGCGGCGGCTATCGCGTCCAGTACATCACCCTGTAGATGCCATGCAGGGTCGCCGCGTGTGGGCTCCAAGTCGTTACTGTATGCCTCGTGCCCACGAATGCGGAAAGCCCGACAAACTGCCTGGCTCTCTTCACACCCGACGAGAACTCTCAAGCTAGCGCCTGAGCTGGTAAATAGAAGAATGTAAAA